TCTTTACGTCGGCGCCGAGGTTGTCCTTCTGCTCGATGTCCATGACGAACATCGCATCGAAGCGCTGCTGTGTAGCTATGATCGCTGCATCGGTGACGATTGGAGACCTGATGCCAGGTATCGCCAAGAGCTGCACGTCTACGTTCGTGATGTTCTTCATCACCTCGATCGACTTGATGTAGGTTCGAACTGTCGGACCCTCGTTGAGGCCGCGGCCGGAAGCTGCGTCCATCTCTGCGACGAGAGCGTTGTTCGTCAAGTTAGAAGCATCGGAGTCGAAGATGTTGACACCGTCGAAGCCGCCCTGCATCACGAGGTTGAACTTCGCGAACTTTCTGTTGGAAGGATCTGTGAGGTCCTCCACCTTGAAGCCGCGGGTCTTAGCAGTGTCACTGACCGTGATGTTGGCGTTTCTAAGGTAACGGGCGTTGAGCCACTTGTCTGGGTCGGCGTACGTCGTAGAGCCTGTCGTCACCTGGAGGTTCTCGAGAGTGAAGCCGTTGTTGCAGAACCTGTCGGCATCGATTGTTCCCCAAGCGTCGGAGTCGGGCTGTCCTGCGTTGCTGCCCGTCATGAACTTGGCAGTGTCGACCGAGAAGTCCGAGAAGTAGGTGGCGAACGACTTGAGAGAGTCGTTGGCGACGATCGAAGTGTTCTTCTTCGTCAGTGACTCAGGATGCTCGAACTGAACGCCCCAGTAGAAGTTGGCTTCTAGCTGCTCCGTAGCAGAACCCTCGACTCCTGTCGTTATTCTCGACCTGAAGGGCAGCGGCGGGGTGACAGCTCTGTTCGTTGCATTGGCGACGGCGAGAACTGCGTTCGCTGTGGAGGGTAGAAGACCTATCGGAGCGGAGCCGCTCGTGACGAGGTGATCTATTCCTCTGAATCCGACGGGTAGTGCGGTCGGATCTACGAAGCCGTTGACGACGTCCGGCGCGACTTCGACTCTGACGTAGTTCGAGTTGTTCGGATAGTTGCCGTCGATGACAAGCTTCTGCTCCGACTCCTCTCTGTCGAAGTCGTAGTATGCGTAGGTGTCACCGATCACCTTTGCGATGTACCTGTCAGACGCAGGGTTGAGATTGACACCCCTGTACACTTCGTTGGGAAGGTTCTTCTTGTCGAGGTCTCTGTCCTTCCACTCTCTCAGGACTACGTCGAAGCTTCCGTACAGATCGAGGGGATCTGCAGACGGTGTGATGTTCTCTATCGAGATCTTGTAGGTCGTCGAAATATCAGCGCCATCATCGAGAGCGTGCAGCCTGAAGAGATCGACAGCTCTTCCGCCGAACTTCTGAGAAGTGAGCCACGGCGACTTCGCGTGTGTGAATCGGTTTTGGAACGTCTCGAAGTTGGGAGCGGTGGTGCTTCCTGCGTTTCTTCCTGCAGAAGAGGAGACGACGAATGCGCTCGGCTCGAAGCCAGGATGCGGGGCAGCGCCGGCTCCCTGCGGCGTGTTGATGAGACCCGTTCCCGTCACTGCAGCGAGCGTCGGATGTATGTCCCAGTGGGCATACAGATAGTGTCCCGTCTGCTGAATCTTCAGCGGATCGGAGTTGAGCGCCTTTGCGAAGTAGTTGTTTGCAGTCAGGTCGAAAGACGCCGTTATGACGTTGGGATATAGAGGATCTGTTCCCTTGTGACCGTTGAGGATCACAACGAACTCTTGCCTTGGAGATCCACCCCTTGTGAGAACTACGTTACCGAGCTGAGATCCGTACGAGTTGTTCTCGTTGGCAGATAGACCTGCGCCGGGGGCGGCGCTGCCGAGAGGAGCAATCGAAGACGAGAGTCTGACGATGACTCCAGAGGGAGCCATCAGAACGCCTCTTACGATTGGAAGCGCTGACGTGTTAGAGGGAGTCACAGATCCCGGTCCCTGAAGGCCTGCCTCACTGAAGAACGTAGAACCTGCCGACTCAGACATGAAGCATCCGAGTAGGTAGGTCCTGCCCAAGCTAGCTGCGCCTGCGTTGGCATAGGGATTGTTTGCTTTGTAACCGTTGGAGTCGAACAGCTGATCTCCTACGACGTATCCCGCGCTCGTTACCTTGCCTGTGCTCGAGCCTCTGGTTCTTCCGTCACCGACGCCGAGAACCTTGAGATACGTCACCGCTGATGCGTTCCTCAGCCATTCAACGACGGCGAGAGGACCGAACATCTTACCGTCCGTGGTACCGAACTTGGCGTACCAATCAGACAGAGTGCCAACCGTAACAGGAACGAAGGCTGGTCCCTTCATCGACGTACCGATGATGCCGGCAGGCACACCGACAGGCTGTCTTGTGACAGGACCAGAAATGTCTATCTCTCTTGATGATACGCCTGCGCTTCCGAATTTCAACTGTGCCATTTATAAGCTCCCGATGCTAGCTCTAACTATGAAGCTGTTTGAGTTTTTCACACGAACTGCACGCCGCTGTTAGTGATTATGAAGTCGATCGCGATGTATTCCACCACGCGGGTGGGAACAACAACGATTCTTCCGTTGAGTCGATTGAGGTCAATGTCCTCCTGTGTGTTGTTCGACTCATTCATGATGACCTGGAAGGCTTCGATGCCTGCTTGGAGCTGAACGAGGCCCAGCTGGAAGGATGCATCCGCCACGAACTTGTTTCGAACAGCCGGCGTGTTCTGTTCGAACACGATCTTCTGTGCGATACCGATGATGATCCTCTTGAGTTCGAGCATCAGCCTTCTGACGTTGACGCGGTCGAGAGCAGACTTGTTGATCTTCAGTGTCTTCTGACCGTAGATCACGTAGCCCAGCCTCGGGAAGGTCGCGATCGGGTTGATGCGTGACTCGTAGAGGGTGTCTCTGTCAGAGACGTTGAGGCGGACAGCAACGTTAGAGACGAAGTCCAGCGCCGCTCTGTTGAAGCCTGCGGGTGCGAACCACGGATAGGCGACTCGATCGTTGAAGCCGAGAGCTCCGAGTGCAGCAACAGAGGCAGGAACCTTCACCTTTCTTCTGTTTGTTGCGTCGTCGATGAAGATGTCTGGGTAGTACGTAGCAGCGTAGTCGTTGTCTATGCGACGTGTGTCGAATGATGCTGCTGTGTTCTTGACGTTCGGCCTCGCAGCTGAATCGTCGAAGAGCCTGTTCTGCTGGTCGTCGTAGCTTGGGATGTCCATGACGTACATGGCGAGTCCGTAGTCGCGAACCTTCTTTGCAGCCAAGTCGTTGATGTACGGCTCCTTGATGCCGGGCATCGCGAGGATGTTGATGTTCGACTCCATCGGATTCGTCATGATGTCGACTGCTGACAAGTAAGAGTTGACGCCGTTGTTCGAGGTGCCGTCGCCAGCAGGATCTGAGGAGAATCCAGCGGGTGTAACGTTACCGTTGGCGAGGCCGGGAGCGTCGAATGACACTGACTTATCGTTAAGGCGCCTCTGATCTCTGTTGAGGAAGTTGACGCCATCGAATCCGCCGTACATGAAGTTTGTGAACTTCGTGTATTGCGAGAAGCGATTGAACTGAGCAGCGGTTCCCGAAGAGAGAAGTGTCGCGAATGTGATCCTCGTATTGCCTCCCGAAGGATCCTTGATCGTGTAGAAAGAGGTATCGGGCTTGCCGTTTCTGATGTAAGCGGCTTCCTTCATGTGGCTGCCGATCGAGGACGTCAGATCTCCCAGTGCGCCGTTTGAGAAGGCGACGTTCGAGAGAGAGAACTTGTTGTTGTGGAGAGAGTCGGCGGCGGATCCCGTCATGAGAGAATCAAGTTGCTGTATTCCCACGAACTTCGTGTAGGACTCGAGGAGGTTGTTCTTGTCCGAAACGACGTTCGCGTTGAGGATAGTCCTGTTGTTAGCAGTGTAGTCCGAAGCGGTGCTGAATCTCTCGAACTTGACACCCCAGTAGAAGCTGGGATCGGCCTGCTCGGAAGGTCCCGGTGCTCCTGTGAATCCTGAGCCTGTTATCTCACCGCGTGTGACCTTGAACCTGTAGGGAACGGGTGGTAGATAAGCGTTCGTGAGTGACGACGCGCTAGGACCGAATCCTGCCAGTCTGACGTCTGTAGCAGATGGTGCTGAACCAACGTTGACGCTGGGGTTGACCTTCAACAGCTTTGGTCCCCTGAATCCGAAGGGAAGAGCATCGGACGGAAGTGAGTTGTTGTCGAAGTTAGAAGAGAGAACGACTCTGATGTACTGCGACTTGTTCGGATATTTTCCGCTTGAGACGAGACGCTTCTCAGTGGAAACCGTGGTGTCGAAGTTGTAAGAGACCTTTCTGTCACCTATGAGTCTTGCGATGAAGTTCGAAGCGTTGGGATCTAGTGTGCAGTTGGTGAACTGCTCTAGAATCATCGGGTTCTGGTCAGTATCGTTCCAGTCTCTCACTTCGACGTTGAACGTTCCGTAGGGATAAGCATCATTCAGAGACTTCCTGATGTTGCTTATCGATATCTTGTAGAGACTGTTGGCATACTCACCGTCGTCGATCGCTTCGAACTTGA